TGTTGGCGATGAACGGAGTATCCTCCGCCGCCACCCGGTAGATCATATCCGAGAGGTCTTCCCGGTTACCGATGTTGTTGGTCGTGAGCTGAACGCTGGTATTCGCTGGCATGTGCCTGGGTCCTTATCTTCGTGTGGCGCGCTCTCGCGCTTCCATGAGGGCCACGGCGTCATCGAGGCTCTTGGTCTGTGCGAGCCGGTTTTCGAGACGCTGGATTTCCCTCTGTTGTGAATTGACCGGACTGGCGGCGGCGACGGGCGCCACAACCTTGACCGGCGGCTTGTTGGGGACGGTCTTGGCCGCTTGGGCAGCGGCTCGGGCCTTGGCCTGGCTCTCATCCCAAAGGCGGGCTTTGTTCAGGATCAGCAGTTCATCCGCCGTGGCGGACATGATGACGTCCTGGGTCAAACCGTGAGTGGTTCCATAGGCCTCCAGAGCCCGCAGGCTCTCAGGGCTGGAAAACAACTCGGGCGCCTTGGCTTGGAGATCGTTGGCCAGCTGCTGAAGGTGCGCATGATGCGCCGCGATCCGGGCTCGTTCCTCCGCAGCGCGCACGCTCTGGAGTTCGGCCATCTCGGCGTCGTACTGCGTCTTCAGCTGAAACGCCGCTTGCGGGTCCTGGGCGGCGTACTCCTGCCAGGCCTGCGGCGTCCAACCGTCCCATCGAGACTGAAAAGCCCTCTCCGCGAGAGGAAGGGCCTCCATGATGCGCTCGGCCAAGGCGTTGAAGCCCTGCACCTGCGTTTCGGCGGCCCTTCTCGCTTCTGCGGCTTCCTGCTTGACCTTGGCCGTGATCGCTTCGCGCTTGTTCTCCTGCTCCAGCACGATGCGCTGGGCTTCAGGAGTCAGTTCCGCGAAGTGGGCCTTGGCTTCCGCATCCCACCATTGCGGAGGCGGGACGGGTTCGGCCTCAGCCGCCTCCGTCCCCTCTTCCGCTGAGGCCTCTTCGGCCTCGCCTGCGTCGTCGCCGGGCGCTTCGGCCTCGCCAACGCCTTCGCCCGTGGTGTCGGGTGAATGTTGAGTGTCTTCTGCCTGCTCGACTTCGGTTTCAGGCGCGGACGCATCCGCCTCGGGCGGCGCTTCCATAAGCGCCACCGCCTGATCAAACGTCAGGGTATCCGACATGAATTGTGCCTTGAGTGACGGGCTTAGAAGCCCTGTGACTTCAGTTCGGCGACGTGCTGCTCGTAAGCGCCGTCCGCCATCAGCGCGGCCAGTCTGGCGCGCACCTTCTCAATACAGCGGGCCTCAAGGAACAGTTGCTCCCGAATGGCCGTCTCATGCGGCTCCGTCGCCGCCAGTTCGTCGAGGATCGACCGGCGGACGTACTCAAACGCCGCGCCGGTCTCCCGAAGCTCGATCTGGGCTTGCATCCCTCTGGCGATGGCGTCGCTCATCCCGGATCGCCCCCGACATAGACCTCACCGATGTCCGCGCCCGAGGCCCCCAGATCGCCGCCGTTGGGAAGCTGGGTCTGGAGCGCGATCTCCGCGGACATCTGCTCGCGCTTAAGCTGCATCTCAGCCGCAAGCTGCTCGCGCTTCAAATCCAGTTCGGCAGCCAGCTGCTCGCGCTTGAGGTCAAGCTCGGCCTGCGCCGTCTGCTGGTTCATCTGGAGCCGCGCGATCTCAATCTCGTGCGCCCGGTCCATCTTGGCCGCGTCCAGCTGTTGCGAGGCCTGCGCCCTCTGACCTTCCAGCGCCATCTTGGCCTGCAGCTCGACAAGCGCCGGGTCCGGCCCCTGCTCCGGCTGCTGCGGCGGCTGGTCGCCGGGATCCCGGAAGAACATTTCCGGCGACTTGATGCCGGCCTTCTCCGCAAACCGGTTAGCCGAGTTGAACAACTCGCGCGGCGTGACCAGAGGTCCAGCCATCCCGCCCTGCGCCTGCACCGCGTCCCTCTGAAGCGCGATCACCCGGTCCATCACCGCCATGTCGTAATCGCGGCCACCCGAGCCCAGGCCGATCTCAACGCGCATGTCCGTCCGCGAGGCCCACTGCGACGGGTTCACCGCCACCCACTTCCCCCGCAGGCGGGTGATCCGCGCCTTCGAGGCGGACTCCCGCAACAGCGCATGGACCCCCAGGAACATGTCCTTGACGCCGGTTTCGGCAAACGTCCGGGCGATCATGCGAATGCGCCGGGAGGCTCGTGACAGCTGGGCGAGGGCGCCGGCCTTCGTCTCGTGCAGGGTGTCAGGGTTCAGGCCCTGAGCGGCGCGGACAATCCCGGTCCGCTCCTCAGCGACCGTAGAGAAGTACTCCAGATGCTGCAGCGTGTTGAAGTTCAGGCCGACGCCCGAAATTGCCGTCACCGCCCCGCCGTTTTTGCTTCGGACCGGTACCCCAGGCTCATTGCGCAGCAGGTCCGGCACCGTGTTGGCGTTAGCCCGGTCTTCGGCAACTTCATATCGCTGGTTAAGCGCGAAATACCCCGCGTCCATCGACATCCGCTGGAGCTGAGACTTGATCTTCTGAATGTCGATCAGGAAGTCAGCGAGGGAGTTCCCATAGAACCGGTGCGACACCGTGAAGGGCGTGATCGACGCCAGCTGTATTTGGTTCACCTCCTGCTTCCTCAGCAGGATCGGGGCGGACGTACCACCCGTCAGGACGCAGTAAATCTTCTCGCCGTTGTCGTCGCGGAGCCGGACATAGTGCTCCACCACCTCCACCTGCCTCAACAGGCGGGTTGACGCGCTGCCGAGCGCTTGCTGGCCTTCCCGAACCGTGTCCCGGGCCTGCGGCACTGCATTGCTGATCGTCGCCAGCCACTCCGGCAGCTGATCGACAAGATCAGGGTCGATGCCCTGGTTGATCAGGTCCTGCGCCCGAGGCCGGGAGCGCGTGGCGCAGTACGTCGCATCCTTCAGCCGAACCGTGTCCCGGGCGACGGTGATATCTTCCGGCGCAACGGCAGCGATCCGGACCGCGCCGTCTTCCTGCGGATAGCGAAGCGTGAAGTCGTACAGCTGCTCACCGGCCAGACCGGTTTCGGCCTGGTCATCGCAAAGGCGAGCGTCAACAATCTCGCCTTGCTGGGCAGCCGCTTGTAGCTCGACGGCGGTCTTGCCCTCAAAGCGCTCTTCCTTGGGCTGATCGCCCTCTTGAACCCACCACTTGAAGACCCCGGTCTTGGCCTGCAGGGCGTCCAGGATCACCGTGTTGAAAACCGACCACCCGTCGTTCTCGTCGAAGATGACGTAGCGAAGATAGTCCGTCTCTTGCTGGGCCGCTTCCTCGTCGTCCTGGTTCCGGGCCGCGAACGACACCACATCATCGCCGCCGGTGAAAATCTCCAGCAGGTCCGGAAGGATGGCCTGAATGCCGTCGCGCACGTCCATGGAGACGGCCTGCGACCGATTGGGCATGGCCGGCACGTCCGGCATGGAGCCCTTGTAGTACTCCAGCGCCAACTCGCGCTGACGGACCAGTTCCGCATCCAGGTCGAAGCCGACCGAGCGCCGCTGCTCCGAAACGACCAGGTTCAGAAGCTCTTCGTCATCCATGCCGGGCTCCTAAACAGTCGTGCCGTAGTCCGGCATGGACAACGGCAAGACGCCGCCCTTCCGTGGCTCTTCGTAGGCCACGGCCAGAAGTCCCAGCGCGTCGGCCGCATGGCTCGACCAGTCGTGCTCCGGGCCAAGCCCGACGTTTCGGTTTGGATCGCGCTTCTCGTGATAGGCCCCGAGGGCCTTCAGTCCGTCGCGCGTGGTCTCTTCATGGAAAAGCAGCGAGCCGAACAGTCGACGCAGCGCCTCAATCCGCAGCATCGCCGCGCCCCGGCCCTGATTGGCGACAATCTGGGTCTCAAAGCCGGCGCTGCGGACGTGGTCCTCATACCGGACCGCGCTCACCGCATCGCGCTGCGCACCATCATGCGGGAGGATGCACAACGCATCGCCGTGCCCGCGTGACCTCAATTCGTTGATGTAGTAGGCCAGCGGCTGACCCTGGCCCTCGATGTAGTCGATGACCCGGATTTCCCGATCCACCCACTGACTGATCCAGATCGCCGTCGAGTCCGAAACGCCAAGGTCCCAAGTCGCCCGCTTCTGAACGAGCGGATCTGTCGGAACAAAGCCGATCCGGCCCTCTTCCCGCGCCTTCGCCAGACTGGACGCGTAATAAGCCCCGTCGATGGCGGTCACATACCCGCCGCCCCAAACATGCTCCGCCTTCGCCGGGTCCGACTGGTAATCGAACTCCATCTCGGCCTTGAGCGGGCTCTTGTCGAACCACGGGTTGTCCCGCCAGCTGACCTCGACCACCAGGCTGTCCGGCGGCGGGCCATGCTCACCTCGGAACAGCTTGTCAACCGGGTCGTGATCGAACTCCGGGTTCCAGCTGAACCACAGTTCCGAGCCCGGCTTTCGCATGGTCGGGCGGATGATCTTGATCGACCGATCCGAGAAAGCCGACGCCTCTTCACCCCAGAAAATATCAGCGCCCTCAAGCGACTTCACCGCGTCCGGGTTCCGCCACATGCCGATGAAGACAAACCGCGAGCCGTTGGACTTGTGTCGAATTTCCGTGTCGAGAACGTCAAAGACGCCAGACAGGCCCAGCGACCTGATCTTGTCCTCGATCAGCTGCTTAACGCTGTCCCGCAAGGACTTCTGGATCTCGCGGGCGCACACCACCCGAAGACCACGCTGCGCCGCCATGATGACCAGGGCGGTCGCGAAGCTATGCGACTTCGCAGACCCCCGGCCGCCGTGAAAGGCCTTGTAGCGATGAGGTTGAAAGAGCCCCCGGAAGGCCGAGGGTATTTCAATCTCAGACAAACTTCACCGTCAGCTCGTGAGGCACAGGCCCGCCGTCGGGCCCGGACACCTCGCTGACCACCTTGTCGCCGTACTTCTTCGGAGCCAGCTTCGACGCCGTCCATTTCAGCGCATCCATCCGCAGGCGACCAATGGCCGCGTCCGTCGCCCTGAACGCCTCCGCCCTGATCTCGTCGGCGTAGTGGTCCGCCTGCTCTTCCCTGGCTCGCGCGTATTGGAGGCGGAACCCTTCACGGTCCCTCAGCCATCGACGCACGGTCCGAAGGTCTGGATAGCCCTCAGTTGCGCAGATCTCGCGCAGGCTTTCGCCGTCCGCCAGCCGCTCACAGATGTCGTCAGCGCGTTCCTGTGAGAAGCTGGACGGTCGGGCCATGGTTATCCTCAGTAGGTATCCGCAATCGGACCCCAGTTGGTCGTGAAGGTCGTTGGAGGGGTCAGAGCGGTCAGGGTGGCGAAGGTCTGTCCGGTCTTCCGGGTCGTGGGGAAATTGCCCAGGAGGTGACTGCGGAAGCGGGCGCCGGTGTTGTTGAAGCGGAAGCCGATGAAATAGTCTGCCGGGCCCCGGGCGAGGTAGGGGGCCGTCAGCGGAATACGCTGATAGCCAGCCGCACCAGCCTGAGGCGTCGAAGCGGTCTGAGCGACGATGGAGCCGTTGGAGTCGTACAGAATGCCGATCACGTTCCCGGCGACGAGAGTGCCGTTGAGGAGGGCGAGGCCGGTGATGAGGCTGTTCATGGGGATGAACACCTCAGAGATGTACTCTTCGGTGATGACCGGGGTTGTGTCCGTGCCCTCGGTTGCAGCGGTCACGCCGACTCCGCCGGTGTGGTAAATGGTAGAGCCCTGGAAGGGGAGAGCGGCGTCGATGCCGCGCTGGGTAACTCGTGCCATGGGTAGTTCCTTTCCGAAACGCAGGATTGCGGGAAATTGGAGAACGTGGGGATCGGCCCGCGACTATCGCTTACGGGTCAGGGTGATTGGCGTTTGATGCGCTGTCG